ACTCAGCTTGTGCTTGTTGCTCTTGGAGTAAACGTTGCCGTTCTTGTTCTTGTAGATAAGCATCATTGAGTTGTCCCATGTTTTGATTGGTGTTATCCATGGGGTTTAGTCTTGCCATAGGGGGCAACATAGGCCCTACTCTTTTAGGATCAAGAAAAGCGTCCCTCTCTCCTGGAGTGGCTCCTGAATCTATGCCTTTCTTGTATAGTTTTTCTCTGGTCTGTAATCTTATAAGCTCCCCGGAATTAAGAGCTGGTGGCATCTGAGCAAGGTAACCAACGTTACCAGGTGCTCCTGGAATACCTACTTGTCCTGGTTGTTGAATATAAGTACGCATAAAACTATGTTCACTACAAGTTATTCTACTTGTTCGTAACCTGAAGTATCATCTAAAGCGGAAACAATAATGCCATTACCTTTAAGATCCCAAGTTAACAGTTGACCTTCTTGCCAATCAAGTGTTTCCAATACTTCTTCTGGGATTTGAAAAAACAAGTCACCATCAAGGTTTTCTTCTAGCTCAATGAAGTAGCTCATCGCGTTAAAACTCTTTCAATTAATTTGTCAAGCTTATCATTAATATTATCAAATTCCCTATTCATTTTTTCCATCTCTCTAATATAATCTTGCTTTAACACATACTCCATAGGGAAGTGATCAATACGATCTTCAAGCTTACGTAAACGTGCAAAGATTTTTCCTGTGCCCCAGCCAACCCCTGTAATACCAGCGATAACAACTGCAACTAAATGTTCCATTAATAATCCAGCTGTAGTTTACCGCGTTTCATTAATCCTGTTACTAACCATACTAATGCATCTACACAATCATCATGAGAGCTGGTTCCAAAATTAGTAAGTTCTTCAAACATACTAGTAAAGTTTCGATACCTATTAAAGACAATTTTGCGATCTTCAAACATACCCATAATCCCACGGAAACGAGCAAGCTTATCTGCACGGAAACCTTTAACTGGATGCCAAATTAAGTTGTAGAGATTCTCTTCATTCAAACAGACACGTTTAAAGTCTGCTTCTAAGGAAGCCTGATACTGGACTGCTTCTGACCAAATGTCACATGTGTTGTAGGTAGGAAACCACAAGCCGTCTGCTTGTTTGCCAATGATCGACCAGTCGTTTAATAACTCTTTCATCGCATCTAATTTCTCTAGGTTACCCATGACACGAATCCTGCGGTAATCAATAATATGTATCTTGTCTCCGATGCGTCCGCCCAGGACCATAACTGTGTAGTCATTCTTTTCTTTAATACCTGCTGATAGATCAACACCAATACCAAGACAATCAAACTCAGTTGCAATCTCTGCTTTAACCAACAGTTCAGGTGCCAATGAAAGTTCGCTTTGTCTCACAATTTGATTCATGTATTGAAAAGAGAAAGCAATTGGTGCCTGTCGTTTCTTTTCTTTTAGATAATCCAATGACCACATCTCTGGCCAGTAAGACTCTTCTTCTCCTGTTTCTTCATTATTTAAAATTGCAGATAACACAATCTGCATCCAATTATTTTGTGAAGAGAATGTTGTTGCATGGATATCGTCATGTCGAAATCTAGTGCCAAGGCAGATTGCCCTTGCACCTTCAAACATCGTTGGTGCAATAACTGCATTCCAGTTATCTTGCATCATCTTACGAATATCAGGGTTACCGATATCAGCTGCTGATTTCACAGGGTCATCAATCACTACCAAATGAGAACGCTTGGAGGTAACGGAACCTTTAAGACCAGCAGCACATAAAGTAAATTGTTCTTCACCTGTTGTATCAATGCCTGCAAACTTATGGTCAATCGACCAGTACTCATTAGAAGTTACGTTCTTCAGTAATTTAACCTTAGGGAAAACATTTTGGTACCGTTTAGATTCAATGATACGTTTAATCGTAGCTGACTTTGAACGTGCAATATCAACCGTATAGCTTAGGTATAGGATCTGTAGGGGCTTACGAGCGGTTGTATGTATACCAATCGCCCAGGCAGTATAAAGACCTAATACAGTGGACTTAGCTGAGCCCCGTGGTCCTAGTAGATCAATATTTGGTCCAGCAATTTTAGTCAGACAGGAACTATCTTCTCCTGTAACCAATTGCTTATGCCATTCTTTATGATGTCTTGCAGGTGGCTTATCCGCTACATACTCACAGAAAAACCCAAAGTCCTCTCTTGCTCTTTCAAAAATATCATCTTGATCTGTCTTACGGAGACGATGATTTGCAGCAGCAGCTTTTGCATTACGCCTATAAGCAAGATGAAGATGTGAAGGCACAATATGTTTTCAGTACTACTTAAATGGTACTCTACTTTTTGCCTTTATGTTTCTTAGCTGCTCTAGAAGCTTTTAATCCTTTATTAGCAAGCTCTTCAGCTTCAATACCTTGAGTTGATGCTAATTTCTTTTTGTAATAAGCAAGAAGTTCAGGCGGTACCTTTGGGTTATCCATTAGTCCTATTCTGTACTTGATTCAATAAATTTTGAAAGATTTCAGGATCACCAGTACCTTCCATTTGTTGTGGCATAGGCTGTCCAGTCATCTGGCGATTCTTTTCAATATCTAAAAGAAGAGATTGAATATCTTTTTTATCAAAGACACTTGGTTGTTGATTTTGATTGTCTGGTTCCATATAACCAATTAATCTTCAAATTGAATTCTAGCCCAGACAGACATTGCAGCTTCTTGTAAAGGCCCTTCAATAGGATCGTCTTTAAATACAGAGTTAAGTTCACGAATGGCTCGGTCTGCTCCCGCAAGGAGCAGTCCCTTCCTATCTTTAGACGAAACAAAGGCATCTACTTGTGCAATTGTTCCACGTATCTCTTTTTGCATCTGTGCAATACGTGCTACACCAGCGTCACGCTTAACGGCATAGTTTTCAATATCTAAACGTAACTTACGTACGTCTTCCTGCATCTGTTCGATTTCATACAGCAGGACTTTTAAATGATCAGGCTTTGGATAAACCTCTGCCACCCAATCATCTACACAAATAATACTACCGTCATAACCAAGGAACTTGGCATAGATATAAACCTGAATAGGCGAAAAGGTATCCTCTGCAAACGCAGTAAACGATTCCCTGGAAGCACTATCTAAATTATCAAGCCAAATGGCAAAAGACTTGATATTAATATCAGAATCGATATGCTTTTTGGGATTGTTTGTAATCACGCTCTTCGTCTTTTTCAGAGAATTGCTGTTTCTGTCGATCGGTAGTTCGTTGCTCTGATCCACCTTTCCCAATGGTTTCTCGCTCTTCTTCACCTTGTTTCTCCATCTTACCTAAAGAAAAATCATAAGCTACTTGCGCAGCTTTTTTATATTGGTCAATATCAAACCAATCATCATTTTCATAGGTTTCATCAATATTCTGTTGGGGCGAACTTGATGTCATGCCTACTCATCCTGCAATATTTCTTTAGGTAAAACAACTATATCAGAAGTTGCTCATCATTGAAGCAAGTCCTTGACTATAGATGTCACGGCGACCTTCGACGGACTTCTGACGTTGCTGACGTTTTTTAGAACCTTCTAATTTGTCAAGAAGTGCCTGGAATGAAGCTAGGTCAACAGTAGCGTCTTGTTCGTAATTTCCACCAGCAGAAGAGGTCATTTTAAACTTGCAATTTATTCTTTAATTATACTATCAATTAAACTTTCTATTACGACCAGAAACCAGACATCAAGGAACCGAAGATTTGTGAATCCCTACTCCGATTAGCAACGTCACGTTCGGTTGCTCCTTGTAAACGAGTATTCTCTAAACCATACTGTCCTGTCAAATCAGTATTAGCTAATTGGTATTCACCTCTTACTGCTTCGGCTTCTTTTGCACCTGCATTGACAATATCTTGTAGTTGCAGACCAAAGTCTCCTCGAATAGTTTCTACTTCTCTTGCTTTAGCTCGATCTACATCAGCTACATACTTAGTACTACGTTCAGATGCATCAGCACTATAAATGGTTGCGTCTTTTGCTGCATCAGCACCATACATTTTATACGTTGCTGTACTATCAGCAGCATACATATTTGCGCTATTTATTAGACGTTGAATATTGGCTTGTACGTTACCAGCTGCTGCAATACGATCTAATGCAAATTGCTGGTCACGTTGTGCATTAGATTCAGCAATCTCTGCACCAGAGACGCCACCGCGATTAGCTACTACACTTTTACCAAAGTCAAGGGAGTCATTTTTAAGCTCGTCGTACAAACCATCTTGACCTCCAGCTTTATTACCTTCGGCTAACTTATCAGGGTTAGAATCTAAAAAATCTAAAATATCTTGGTTGCTGTAGCCTTGTTGTTTAGCAATTTCAGTATCGTAATGACCAAAGTCAGAGCCTTGGCCATATTGATTTGCGATATCAAATAAAGATTGTCTTGACATAATTAAACTCCGTTATGCGCGTTTGATACGCTCCCTCATAACTTGTTGTATTGGATAACCAACAAGGTATTTACTGTTCTCAGGATTAAACTGACCATGCATTGCTTCCATTTGTCTTTGTTGTTTTGATGCAATCTTTGGAGCCCTAAGGTCAAAAGCAGCTGCCTGTTCTGCAGCACGTTGCATACCAAAAGGATCATTAATACCTAACTCCTTTGTTGTATCTACGAGGCTATCTAAAAAATTCGAAGTAGGTGCTTTACCGCCAAGGACTCCTTTGCCAAATACAGAAGCTAACTCACGTCTTTTAGCAGGGTCATACTCAAAGCCTACAATATTTTGAAAATCTTTATTCTCGTTTAGTAAAGCACTTCTTTGAGAAGGCGTGAGCATTTTATTGATTTCTTCTTCAGCCCAGGCAGGAGTCTTGGAATTAAAGGCACCCTCTGTAAATGCGTCAAGAAACTTAGAGGGATTACCTGTATA